TGTAAAAGAATAGGCTTTAGCCATAAATTTCATTGCCATATCCTCATTGTGATCGGAAAGGGGATAATAGTCAGTAGCGAATTTGTAAGTAAGCCTATTCAATCGCTCATACTTAACTTTGACCTCTTTAACCCGTCCGCTTATTTCCGAGATAATACCGGACGCTTCTTGCATCTTTTCGTCATATTCTTTTTGGTCTTTCGCTGCTTGTTCTTTCATAACCTTGTTCTGTGCGGCAAAGTTTGAAATCTTTTCGTATAGTTCACTTGAATATACAAAGCCACAGTTAACCTCAAAGTCTGGCTTGATAGAGTAATTGTATTTATCTTTCTTGACGAGATATTTGTAGTCGCTTCCGAGTTTGTTCCAATCGTATTCAACTTTGCGAAGGGTTTTCGCATTACGTAATGCTTCTGCTACCGCATTCGCTTCTTCCATGTCTGTAAAAGCGTAACCTTCAAAGAATGGGATCGTGAACACTTTCAAATCAGCAGGTTCAATCTCAAACAATTCGGGAACCTCCGGCTTATCCATAATTTTGATACCTTCCTCCATCATGCGGAGTTTAATCAATTTCTGTACATCTTCCTCCGTTAACGCAAGAATCTCTTGCTCGGTCATTTCTGTAAATCCTTTCATACTTTTAGCATTTAAAATGTGTTCCCGTCCGCGTTCCGATGGATTGTTGGCCGTAGCTTTTTAGCGGTGACCGCTTCTTGCGAAGCACGGGTATATATATCATTTAAAGTATCTATTCAGTTAAGAATGTATTTATAAACGCCCTACGTTTACTTTGTCATAATATAAGTTGTTTTTGATAACTTAGTGATTCGTGTGCTGCATCTTCTTATTGGCAGTCCGTATTCACACTCTTTTCACTAATCCGCTTTGGCTACTTTGTCGGTCTATTTCGCCCTTTAGATAAGCAGTAAACCTTGTTTTAAGTCTTTATTTGTTCAGACTATACAATATGTCAAAGAACGTTTTGTTAGTTCCCGGAAAGACGGCCAAATCCGTCCGGGATTATTTTCTTTCCATGAATTTTCTCAAAGCTGATTTGGTAAAAATGAGACTCTTGCCATTTTTGGTGTGAGGAATATCATGTATTCGATTGTATAAGGTTTGCAACTTCCATCCGAGAAATACAGCAGCTTGTTTGGCATTCAAATACTCTTCGGTTTCAGCAGTCGCCATTTCAGTTACAGCCTTTCTCACATCATTGCGAATAAACTTGTGCAGTTCTTCTGCAATCATTTTGGCATCTGAACGGTTCATTTCTTTATCGCTTCGATGGTTATCTGATTTTTATCTTTGTCGATGGATATTGAATATCTTTCAACGTCTTCACGGGGATCAGTAAAAGCTAATTGATAGGCGTAGCTTCTTGCATTGACGCAATCCTTGTAAGAATCCAGCTGCATTACTTTGGAAGAACCAGCTTTAATACTTAGAATATCTTTCTTTGTTACTTTCATACTATTTTCTATTTTATACTTAAATTTTCCACAAAAAAATTTGCATAAAAGAAAGCTAACAACTACATTTGCCAATGAGATATGTAGTAAGTGGCTTTTGAAGTCGCCAGCTTTCTTGTTGTTCAAACTTACACTCTTTGTTTGTTTGACGTTGCAAATATACTTCATATTTTCAGAAGTACAATAAAATACTTCATAAAATTTGTAGTATATCGTATGTTATAAAACATGTTTTAATATAAGTTGCTGGTTTATAAAATGTTATACAAGTGAGGCTTGCGTAAAAAGAAAGCTTTCTGAAAAAAAAGTAATGTCGTTCTATTAGTATTGTAATAATTGAAGAAGTAAAAGACGATCTCATTCGGTAAGGTGCTGGATTGCTGCATAGTTAGCCCTTAGACGGTTTCCCGTTTTTGCTATATGCAGCATAAGAAATGTCTCGTTCGTATAAGTACGCCGTTCTTAGCTGGCCGGGCATTAACAAGTTACCCGACTTCCCGGATTTTTCGCTTACTTGTAGCTGTGCAGGCATCCCGGTTTCGTTTGCCTCTCAATATCGCACGCCTTTCGCAGTATTGAGTTGTAAGAGTGTAACCCTCTGTCTCTCCGCTATGCGGCCTACCGCCGATTACACAATGTGGAGAAAAAGAAAATCCGCAAATAGGTAGCAGCTATTTACGGATTTCTATATATAAACTCCAAATAGGATGTTTAATCAATTTATGTGGTAATACTGCTACTATTACGGATGCAAATATACTACTTAATTTATGAAGTATGCAAGAAGTTGACGATAAAAAATTGAGTGATCTCTCAAAAAGGTTTTTGCAAGCAATTTCATATTGTGGTTTGAGTGGGTATAAATTGAAGAAAGACAATATTATATCCAGTGAATCAACTCTTACCAGTATAAAAAAAGGGATTCAGTTACCAAGTAAAAAAACAATTGATGCTTTTTGTGAGAAGTATGATGTGAGCAGAGCATGGCTATATACTGGAGAAGGTTTGTTTGCAAAGACTCCATCAGGACAGATAGAACCTTCGGAGAAGGATATTAGGGATGCTCTGAAAAATGCGAGAATGCAATCAGACTCTACGATTAGTAAAGTAGCTCCTTATCTTCAAGATATTCTTGTAAAAGTAAAATATGTTCCGATAGATGCTGCGGCTTCATTTGTCGAAAGCTTATATAACACAGCTTATGAAATTGATTCTTATGGTGTCATGCCGGAAGAAGGTGAAGTGCTTGATGATTCTTATATGGTCTTTCAAGTACGTGGTGACAGCATGGAGCCAACTATACCGGACGGAGCTAAAATTCTTGCTCGCAAAATAGAAGAAGGTTTGTGGGAAAGCGCGTCAGGAGTTGTGAGTATTGTGTATGGGAAAACACTTTCAGTCAAGCGGATATTGAAAAACAGTCTTTTCTTGGATAATGTGCTGACTTTAAAGGCTGATAACCCCAAGCATGGCCAGTTAGATGTCGAGAGAAGAGAAATAAGGGGGATGTGGCAAGCATTACGCATAATAAGTCAAAAGATTATTTGATATGGAAGAAAGGGCTATTGACAGATTACGAAAATTTGCAAGGTATGCACGTGATAAGGGAGTTGTCAAAGGTGAGAACTCGTTTGAGGCTTATTGTGAATTATCAAATAGATACATTTATAATTCCATAAGGAACGGGAAGGGGGCTATTGGAACTGATATAATAGCTCGTATTGTGGATAAGTTCCCGGAATTGAATGTGAAGTGGCTTTGTACTGGCAAAGGGAATATGATTGAGACGGATATTGATGCGAATGTCAACTACAAAGCAGCTTATGAAGGTGCGATGATGCAGATAGAAGCACTGCATAAAATTATAGAAGAAAATAAGCGGAGATGATATAAATATGATACCATTAATATATTTTTAACAAGTATTTTATTGATTATCAGTATAATAGCAAAATGTGTTAGTCCCGTACGCACCGCCAGTTTACAAAGCAAAATTAGGAAAAGCTCTGATTCACAACAGAATCAGGGCTTTTTTCGTTTCCGGGCGGAAGCAAAATATAGCGGTTCTACGAAGTTTGTCAGGTGCAAATTCAGGGTCCTTTTTTAGGGACAATAAAAAAGCACCTGAAATGTATAATACTTCATTGATTATCATGTTTTTGCGTAGGATTTTCCTGTTCCTCATTTTCTAATTTTACAACGTAAATAAAGTGGTATGAAACAGGAGTCAATGAAAGTTCTGTTCTTTATCCGTAAGAGCAGACTAAAGAAAAACGGTGAGGCACCGATTTTTCTGCGGGTGACAATTAACGGACAATTGGATGAAGTCCGGATTCAACGTTCTGTTCCATTGAAGTTATGGGACAATGTGAAGGAACGCAGCAAAGGAAAAGACCGGAGTTCAACGGAACTGAACAGCTATATTGAGGCATTAAAAGTAAGGCTGTATCAGATTCACAAGGAACTTCTCTGTCGGGAAGCCCTGATTACCCCAAAGAATCTTCTGATAAAGTTATTCTCTAAAGAGGAACGACATCTGGTTTTGCAGACCATGCGGAAATGTATTGATGACTGGACTTCCCTGATTGGTACGGAGTACCAGCCCTCCACCATTTCACGTTATAACAACTGTTATGAATCGTTGCAGACAGTCATCAAGAATTTCTACAGGAAAGAGGACATTACATTTCATGAACTGAATGGGGAATTCATTGACCGGTTTGAGATGCATCTGAGAACGGTACGCAAGCTTTCCCAGAATACCCTGACCAAGTATATGAGCTGTTTCCGCAAATTTCTCGGACTGGCCCGGGAAAACGGATGGCTGGAACTGGACCCGTTGGCCGGAAAACGAAAGCGTCTGTTTCGAAAGGAAGAAACGTGTCCTACGTTCCTGACCCTGGAAGAACTGAAACGGATTATGGAGAAGGACTTTTCCACGACACGTCTGAACACCGTGAAGGATTTTTTCCTGTTCTGTTGTCTGACCGGCCTGTCATACATTGATGTGAAGACCTTGTGCCCGGCACATCTTTACAAGGACAATGAGGGGAAACTGTGGATACACAAGGCCCGCGTAAAGATTACTACTCATAAGGAAAGCTGTACCTGCAATGTTCCGCTTCTGGAACCCGCACTTGTCATTCTGGAGAAATACAAGGACTGGAATCCGGAAAATCCTGAAGGTCCCTGTTTCCCGATTCCGTCGAATCAGAAGATGAATGAGTTCCTGAAAGAGATAGCCACCCTATGTCGGGTGAACAAGCGGCTCACCGTTCATGTGGCCCGGCACACGTTCGCGACGACTGTTACCCTTGCTAACGATGTCGCCCTGCAGAATGTGTCGAAGATGCTCGGCCATTCTTCAACCCGCATGACACAGCATTATGCCCGTGTGTTGGACAACAGTATCATGAAGGACATGCAGGATGTCGCCCGGGTCTTCGGATAATCAGAAAAGGCTATACTTCACAACGCACAGTGAGGTATAGCCTTTTACATAAGGAAAAGTTGTCTGCTTGTATGGATTGGCCACGTTTTTACCGGGATTATCTCTTCTTCCCTTTTTCAATCAGTCTGATAACATCCTGTCTTCGATAATAGGTTTTCCGGTCAATCTGGGAGAAGGGCAAGGTACCGTTGCTTCTCAGGGCCTGCAATGTTCTCTGCGATATGTTCAGTGCCATGCATACTTCCTGATTGTCCATCCAGTCATCTAGACTTTTTGAGGTTTGCCTGCTTTTGAGGTTTTCCAGTTTTTCTTTCAGCAGTCGGATGGATGTTGTCATTTCTCTGAAAGTACCGGCTTCAATGTTTACGATTTCCATAAAGTATAGTTGTTTGGTTTGAGGCAAAGATAGACGGTATGGGCCGACCGGCCAATATCATGTCATCAGATGGCATCAAAAGTCATCAGATGTCTCATGTTGCCTGTTGCAGGAACCGGTCTTTCAGAAATATCCGATTGTTGAATCTGGGAGGTACAGCCGTGTTCAGGAAAGACATGTATTATACTTCGTTATATTGCGCAATTTCGCATAGTGCTGTATTTCAGTGTATTTACTAAGTTTGCACCAAAACAGAACGTATGAAAGGAAATACACTGAATGTAATGTTCTTCATCTTGAAGAACAAGTTGTTGAAGAACGGTGAAGCACCGGTTGTTCTTCGGGTGACAATCAACGGACAGCGGGATGAAATCCGTATCCAGCGCTCTATACCGGTGGAGTTATGGGACAATGCGAAGATGCGTAGCAAGGGAAGGGGGCGGAGTTCGGCAGAGCTGAACATGTATATTGAGACACTGAGGGACAGGATATATGTCATCCATAGGAATTCTGTGTATGATGGGGAAAGACTGACTCCGAAGAAAATCCTGGATATTCTCTATGCCAGGGAAGGACGGCATCAGGTTCTGAAGGCCATGAAGGAATGCATAGACGGATGGGCGGCTTCTCCCGGGGATTTGCATCCTGCCACCCTGGCACGTTACAACAGGTGTCACGGATTGGTGGAGACAGTCATACGGGATGTTTACAATAAGGAGGACGTCGCATTCTCCGAACTGGACAGGAAGTTCATCACGGCATTTGAAAGATATCTGAAGGAAACCTGCGGGCTGGCCTGGAATACGGCGGCTAAATATCTGGAGTGTTTCCGTAAAGTTCTCAAGGTGGCTCAGCAGAAGGGCTGGATGGAACATGGCAAGTTTTTGGAAGAACTGGGACAGTTGTGCGTAAAGGAGAAGACTTCCCCTTCTTTCCTGGACTGGGATGAACTGAAAACAGTGATGGAAACGGATATGCCGTCCGGACGTCTGAAACGGGTGAAGGATGTGTTCGTCTTCTGTGCGCTCACCGGACTTTCCTATCAGGGGGTAAGCACCCTTTGTCCGTCGCACCTGTTCAGGGATGACGAAGGAACACTGTGGATTTGCAGGACACGTGCTGAAGGAACGGAGGTTGGTGACAGCTGTACAAGCCGTGTTCCTCTTCTTAAACCGGCAATGGTTCTATTGGAGAAGTACAGAGGCTGGAATCCGATGAATCCAGAAGGTCCGTGTTTCCCTGTCCCGTCAGTCCAGAAAATGAATGAATACCTGAAAGAGGTAGCGGCGCGTTGTCGGATTTCCAAGCGTCTGACCACCCAGATGGCCCGCAATACGTTCGCTGCGACAATTACCCTGGCCAACCGGATTCCCAAAGAACACGTCGGGGAAATGCTCGGCTATTCTTCCGACTATATGTTGCGCCATTATATGCAGGCTCTGGAGAGGAATTCCCAAAAGGCATGAAGCGGATATATACAAAATATGATAAAAAGTGAAAGGCTATACTCCAATGGATGTGGTGGTATAGCCTTTCCCATAAACGGAATTGGATGTCAGAACGCTTCTTTTCGATTCAGATCAAGCAGACATAATTGACAAGAATGAGTACCACTAAGACGCGGTTTATACTGAAATAATGATCCTTTTGGTAAGCCCTGAACCTATAGAAGCAAAAACTAACCAGTAGCATCACCGTCAGAACATTCGGTTCAATATGCCTGTCTAATGTGAATATTAGATATAGTCTGGGTACTCAAATCAGGCTTCTAACCAGCTAGTGAGTGATTTGCTTCTAGCAGTCGATATAAACCCAAATAGCAGTATACCCGTTTATATGAAGCCATTTGGTAGCGAAAATCCGAACAGCTCTACACATTCTTCTAGCTTCATGACTTTTGTAGATAAGACCTGATATCATCATAGAATTCCGAATCAAAAGGTTGAAGGTTAGAATAAAAGAATCTGACTTTAATATCCGATTTGATGAGGTTCGAATTTACAGAGTTAAGATAATACTTCAGTTCAGCCAGTTCTGCAAACAACCATTCATGTTTTTTTTGTATCCAGATACATAAGAAAGGGCATTTCTTACCTGTTCCGTCAATTCGGACCAAGTCCGAATTACACCTTCTGTTGTCTTTAAATAATTCATATTGGATACACTCCTGCTGTGTGCCTTCTTTTTTTAGAGGATTGCTGCTGCTGTTACATAGTCCTTTAGTGGCACGGATATTCAAGCAAGGTTCTTCATTTACAGCCATCGCAGCCATAATTTCAGTATTCAAGAAGATGTCCACATAAATATTCTCCTCAATAGGGTGTTCGTCCAATGGAACATCTGTTATCGGTTTAAACTCGACATCCAATTTATATCCGTCCGATATGAGATGCGAAATCCAGTGAAACCGGGAAAGAAGGCTCATTTGAGACCGGTTCTGCTTCAGAAGATAGTAGTCTATTCTATCATTTGCCAGATCCAACAAGTCAGCCATACGTATAAGAATCATCATATATTTAATACTGACCAACTCTTCCTTTGCCTCAGACTTCAGGCTATACACGTGTATGCTATCCCAACCATGACTTTCTGAAACTTTTGCAATCATATCGGCTTCAACTTCTGAAAGATGAGACAAGATTCCTTTTTGCCAGCTCCGGATGTATTTAGCACTGTCTTGCTGATGGGCGTTTCTGACCTTGTTCTCAAAAAAATTGAAAACCTTCTGGAAAGCTTCTACTTGCAATCTACCGATTTTTTTTCGTAATTGAAGTATTTCTGCTAGAGAAAAATGGTCTTCTTTAAAAGTCCTAGTGACATCATTCTCTATCTTTAACATTTCATCCATCCATTGGCTGATTAACACTTCTGAATCCGGATTTGATTCATTGAAAGACGCTATATTCGGATGAATCACCATACTGATGTCATGCAGATAACAGGCCTGGAATAACAAGAAATAATCCGTTGATTTTATGTTTAAAAAATCAATGTTGTTGACCATTCTCACCACATTCTTAATCAGATTAATGGCATGCTCATGGTTGTGAAGCGTATAAGCATTCAGGAACTTAGAACCATTGTGCCACAAACTTTTCACAAGCCGGTGCGTTTGGATGAGCCGGTCTATTTTCATCGGATCTTGTACTCGTTGCCTGAAAATAGTCAAAGCTTCTAAGATACCCAAGTCAATTTCCATCTTTTCATTCACGTCCTTATAATCTAATTGCTGTAGGAAGTGAAAGAAATCCTCACAATTGCATTTTCGGTTCCTTAGAATGGATAAAATACGTAATTCATAATATCTTACCGGTTTCAGATCCGTATGTAAGATAGTTAGGCTGTCTTCAACCCTGATCCTGCAAGCCAGCGAAAAGCAGCAGTTAAGTATTTTCCGTTTGAACTCCGAGGAATTGTTAAAGATAAAATCCACCCAATCAGGTAATTCAATCCAATATTCATTCTTTTCTTCTTTCTTCCTTTCCTCCTTATCTCCTGAAAGGAATGTTTGTTTCCCCCAAAAACCTTTTTCGTTTACAGTACGGTTCTGATAGATTGCATCCAAGAACACCTCTATATTTTGAAAAGGGAAAGTGAGTAAAAGTAATTGCTTTAAGGAAGCATAGCTATCTGTTTGTTGCAGGAAATGGGTTTGTTCCAATAATTCCGTGGTCTTATAGTAATACAGCGCTTTAAAATTGCGCTCATTCGGACAGTTATAGCTTGCCAATATCTTATCAAATGATTGGATATTATGACAGAACTCCTTTAAATCATCGAAAGTCATTGCCTTGGCAAACATTCCTATTTCAGCCTGGAAGATTTCTTCCTCAAATTTATTAAAAATTTCTTTGACTGCTTTATCCCGATTTTCATTTGTTTCCATTCCCAATGTTGTGATATGGAAATGATCATAGAACTCTGCTTTCATGGACTCATCAAACTGGCCATTGATGATAAGCTTCAATCTCCGTTGCCGATAAATGAAATATTTCAAGTATCTGGATAGCCATTTTATTCGGGTTTCCCCCCATTGCTTTTTATTAGGGTCCTTTTCCTGTTCTTCTTTTACCTTTAAAAGTTGGTTTTCTACTACCGTTTGGAGTGCATTAAGTTTCTTCAGGGATACATGTTCATCTACTTCATCAATATTTCCATATATCCAACCTCCCATCGAGACAGGTCGTTGTACCAGGAAAAGCCCTTCCATTCCGTTGAACGCCTCTTCAATGGTACAGATCGTACTTTTCTTGTCTTCATGAAATTTTATTTGGTAGTCAATTTTTTTCTGAAAATCCAAGTAAACTTGACTCAACTCCGGCTGGTTGTCACATTTGGCCGGTGATTCCTTGATAATATTGTTCAGCTTGGTTATAAGAGTTTCAAAATTCCTTTGGTCAATCCCTTTGGCAAAGATAACCGAATCGTCTACATAAAAATAAGCATCCGCTTGTTTCAACTCTTCGGTTGATGCCATTTTATCCGCAATGTCAATCATACATAGATTCCCGAAGAAATAAGATTGAGGCAATCCCTGAGCAATTCCTCTGTTCATGAAAACCTCCTTAAAAAACGTCGTGTCCGTATTCGGATAATAAACATCCATCCACCCCCTCAGAGAATCTTCCTGAATCTTGAAATAGAGCAGTTTCACAATGGCCTTCTTCAAGGTTTTCAAGTCGTCCTTATCGGGATATTTAGGAACTAACAGATTCAGGATGAAATTATACATCCTGGCCGGGTCTATGGAAGGAAAGAAATCTGCCAAATCAAAGTTGATTACCGTATCATATTCCCGCGTCTTCAAATATTCCCGGCTCTTGTCTTGGATAATTTTAGAATATTGCCGATACTTTTCTGTCCAATTCATAAAAAGACTATCTACACTTTCACTCGGCATATTACCAAAAAAATTATGTGGAATCATCCTTGAAAGCTCCGACTTGTTCCGCACGCCTTTACTGTCATCAAACATCAGTGGGATCAGCAAGGCGGCCATGCAGATTTGATCAATCAGACTTGCAGTATGTAACGGTCTGTAAGTAACTAACTGTTTTCCGTTTTCATCTTTCAGTTTCTTTATCTTATAGTATACTGAAACGGTAAAGAAATCATCATTTTCTTCGTTCAGTATCTTCTCAAGTTTCTTCTGGCATTTCTCTATAACATCCTTGATTGTGCCGTCAAAGTCAAATTTATCCTTCAGCTGATAATAGCACTTCAGATCCTCTACCGATAGAAGATTTCGTTCACAGATGTAGGAATCCAGTGCATAAATAGCCTTGTAAATGTTCCTTCGGTGCGTGATAGTATCAAATAGACTCATGTCAATTCTGTTTTAATGTTGCATTATATTTCTTTTCTAATGATTCAACGAGGTTGTTAAACCAATTAACAGCTTGGTATAAACCACTTTCTTTGCCTTTCCCGTCACCTTGACCAGATACCATAAGCTGAGTTTTTTGGTTATTTCTTTCACACAAGTACAGACCAAAATGATAGTGATAGTTTCCTGTTCGTTTTTTAAAAATGGTATTGAAACTGTCTAGATTGAGAGAGGCACTGATGATGGTATCTTTACATAAGAATAAGCGTAAAATACCATCAAATTCTAGTTCTACACATTGTTCCGTTATAAAGCCCTGTAGAGCGGTTACGTCTCTCACTACCTGATCCAGAAAGTTACACCAACCATTCAGAATCTGATCAAAAAAATCTATCTGCTGCTCAAAAAATCCAAAGTTATAATGGAAATTCTTATTGGCCGTAATGAAAAAGTGCAGTCCTGTCATGTAGTCGAAGTTCGCATTTTTCCTCATCGAAATCTGTTCTTCCAGCATTGGATCAAAAAGCATCAGTGAAAACAATTCTTTCTGAGCTAGATAGCGGGATTCATATTTGGTATATCCCTTTTCGTCTTGTGGATTTCCATTGGCTTGGAGCTCACCCTCAGTTGGAGCCTGTTCTAGCTCGATAAAGCTGATTTCAATAAGCCGGCTCAGCATCTCTCTGGAAAACTCTTTGAGTAAAGGCTGAATGACGTTTCTTTCTAAATTATCTTTTTCCATCGCCTTTTATTTTTTTAAGTATAGATAATATGTAGAATAATCCTTGAACAGCGCAGGAATCGTTGCACATTTCAGACGGCATCCGTATCTAAGCAGGCTACGGTGCAAATGATAGAAAGCACTTACTCCTGCTTTATCATTATCATGGACCATCACCAAATCAAATCCAGATAATTTATCTAGTTCCGTTTCCGGAATAGTCGTTGCACTTTGAATGGCAACAGCAGGATATCCGGCCGATAGAATAGCCAGACAGTCAGTAATTCCCTCCATTATATATAATTTGCTTCCTTCTTGCAACTTAGCTAGTAAAACCATATTGTAAAGTTGTTTACGTGAATTGCACAGCATCTTGAACCGAGGTATATTTTCGTTTGTGCCCAAGTAGCGAGATTGTAAAGCCACCAGTTTGCCTGTTCTGTCAAAATACGGTATCAGTAACGAAGGAATATTGATGGTTAATTGTATCTTGTTGTTATCTCTTTTTAACACTTTACATTTAATTAAACGCTCTTCACCAAAGGTATTCATTAGAATCTCTTTCATTTCTGTCGGATCTTCTATCGATTTGATTTTCATCTTTTCCACCACTTGGGCCGACAGTTTTCTTTCCGTAAAAAGAAACTCCTTTCCTTTGGCATCCAAATCAGCTAGGTTTATGATGGCCGAAGCCACGTCACCATCAAAATCAGGCCTGCTTTCTTCCCTGTCGATAACAAGAGTTCTCCTGTGTCTGAGTTTAGGTCTCTTTTTTGTATTTTTCAGGTTAGTTGAAGGCATGTAAATATGGTATTGTTCGCAAAGCCACGTACATGCTTCTACAAACGAAAGATTACATTTTTCTTCCACTAGAGAGATAGCATCTCCACCTTTATCGCAAGCAAAACATTTCCATAAATTGTTCTTAAAGGCAAGGCTGGGCCTTTTGTCCTGATGCATAAAGCAATGAGCCTGATGCATATTGACTTCCAATCCTAGTCTTCTAGCCACATCCTCACAATTCAGTTCGTGCAGTTTTTTTATTGTTTCAGGAGAAATCATAGAAAACTTTTGATTTTAAAATTATATAGATATATATCATTTTTTCTTTAAATTGAGACATCCTTTCAGCATGGACCTTTTAGTTAATCACACATAACTCTTTATTTGATAATTTCTATATTTAACGTAAGTTCGATATAAACGAATAAATATTTTATTGAAAATTAGGAATATAACAACAAAAAGTGTTCAATCGATAGTACTCAATTATAACATTTAAACGATTACTGTTATGTTCTCAAAATTTAAAATTACAGAATTTTTTTGTATGGCCGATAATTTTTGCAAGGAATTTGTATTACAGCAGGGTAAATATATGATTGGAGACAAGAGGGCCAGGCATCGTACTAAGAATACAGAGACTTATGGAGAAAACGAAAATGGCCATTAGGGTGTTCGCAATCCTCATATCATATAAGCGAAGTCGCATTCTCCATTCTACGAGAAACCTGTTATATAGCATCTAAACAATTCATAATAGATTGTGCATAGATTCAGGTTGTGTATACCCTATTGTGAAGCATGAACTGTTTCAGATTGGGCCTCTATTTCAGATTTTGGTTCTGTGCTATTGTTCATGATTTATTGATATTTGTAGGTAGCTTATATTTTAACATTATCTATCCCTCCGGTTATTCAGGTACTATTACACCATCTTCTTGAAGCTGCAGGGAAGTGTTTCATAAGGTGTGTCCGAGGTAAATTTACCTTAGGAGTGATGTACAAATTTAATTTTTTATCTTGTATCAGAATCGTTGATTTTGTGACGATGCCGGACGAAAAAATGGGCTTTGTTGAGGAGTGGTGCGTTAGCAATATAAAGGTCTCTGGGAGTCGTTATGCAAGTGTGTTTTTTACTACTTAACAGACACACTTTTGGGAGCAGTATCCAATCGCAAAATTACAACTAGACTATATAAAGTAAGAATTAACTGAAGTACATCTTGAGTACATATTATAACAACATGAGGGTGCATCAAAATGTACATTTTGAAGTGCACCCTCTTTCCCATAAATAGAACCGGATGTCAGAACGCTTCTTTCCGGTTCTTTTCCAGCAGTCGTACGATATCGCTTTCCCGGTATAGGATTTTTCCTCCTATCTGGTAATAAGGCAATATGCCGCTACTTCTGTAGTCCAGCAGCGTACGCTTGCTCAGCTTGAGCTTTCCGGCCAGTTCCGTATCTGTCAGGTAGTTTTCCCCGTCCAATAAGTGCCGGTTGTCAGCCTGCAAATTGTCTATAAGGTCCGATACCCTTTTCATTTCATCGAAGAAATGAAGCACTTCCTTGTCTGATCTGGTGATGATTGTTCCCATTAAATGTTCTTTTTGGTTTGAAACAAAGATATTAGCATTTCTATGCCGCTGCAAACCATCGGAACCTGTTGGTATCAGATGTCATCAAATGTCTTCAGATTTCATCGTACCGGATTCCTGTTTCCAGTCCTTCAGCTTGTTCTTTAATACCTTCATGTCCTCCGTGACTTTCCTGTACGTGATTCTGGCATAGGCTTGTGTAACCCTTAAATTGGTATGTCCAAGCATTTTGGAAAGCGTTTCTATCGGAAGTCCGTTTTCCAAACAGACAGTCACGGCGAACGTGTGCCGGGCCACATGAAATGTCATCTTTTTTCTGATATGGCAGATGTCGGCAAGCTCTTTAAGGTAGGCGTTGCTTTTCTGGTTCGAGATGGTCGGGAACAGGTATTCCGACTCGCCTTTCCCGATGTAGAGGCTGACCATTTTCCTGGCCTGGGGAAGAAGGGGAATGAATGCGGGGTGGTTGGTCTTAGCCCTGTAAAGATGGATGTACAGGCCATTGTCGGAATCTGAAATGATTTGATCCTTTCTCAACCGACAGATGTCTGAGTAGGCGATGCCCGTGAAGCAGCTGAAGATGAATATGTCACGGATGGAAGCCAGTCTGGGAATATCCAGCCGCTTGTTCATCATCCTTATTATTTCCTGCCTGTTCAGGTATTGTTTTTGGCTTTCCTCCTTCTTTATCCGGTAGGTTGAGAACGGGTTTGCCAGAATGATTCCACACTGGTATGCCCATAGAATTCCTTTTCTGACCATACTCATCATCTTGGCTGTCGTATTGACAGACAGTCTGCAGTCGGTCCTGAAGAAAAGCTCCAGTTCGTGTATCATCTGCCGGTCGAACTGTTCCAGTGTCATATCTTGTCTACCCATTTTCTTACAGAACTCTTCAAGCCGCCTGTAGACCAGTTTATGTCTGTTGGAATGGGACGTGCTGATTTGTCCAGCATGTGCCAGCCTGTCCGCATCTTTTACCTGTTTGTCAAATACCTTCAGGAGAGAAAGCGGATTGGATCCTGTGGCCATGAAGCGTTGTTTCAGCATGCTTGCCGTAAGCAGTTTCCCTTCCAGTTGGGCCTGTTGGTAATGATGCTGCAATGTGGAACTTATTTTGTCTAGATATGCATTGATGTCGTGTGCTTCCGGATTCATGGCAGAAACACGTTTACTCTGCTTGTCCCAATGCTCCTGCAGGATGGACATCTTCAAGCTTACATCTGCAGCCTTGTTGTTGACTATGATACGGAGCATGATTGTTGACTTGCTGTCTTTTTGAAGCTTTCTACGCTTCAGATAAAAATAAATGGAAAAACTATGTCTCATAAGAAATAAATATTAATTGTGTCCATATCACGAACGGGTGTATAGGGCACGGATAAGACATAGATTATGGTTTTGAATGGAATGTAATTGTTGATTATTAATAGTTTTAGATAAAATGCAATAAGAGAAGAAAATAAAGTAAATATGTAGTTTTCAGATATTTGTTTAGGTCATAAAAAAAGGTTCGGATCCGCCTGGGGCCCGAACCCAGAGCCCCAATCTACCTTGGGGTAATTGGGTGAAATGTAATTTGTTTATTATCAAATGTTTGCGACTGTATAGTTCGGCATTGCTTACAAAAATAGGTTCAGTTCCTACAATATCTGCTGATGAACCTTGTAGGATATTAGTATTCAACCAGATACATCTAGCTATTAAGTACGTATTTTTCAGAGAACCACCTCTTTCCATCTTCATCAAAGAAGAATTTGACGTTACTTCCGGCTCGTTGGAACGGACAGGAAAAGCTGGTTATTTCTGTTTCTTTTGGGAGTTCCTACATTCCGCAGTTTTGGCATGTCCGTTCACATAAGTACGGGCTTCTTCACGGAATCTTTCACGTTCCGATGTTCCGGGTTTACCGAACTGGACATCCATGAGTTCGTCGATGTTTGTTAGACCGTTTTCTTTTAGAATTTCTTTTTCTAGTTTCATTTTCCAAAGATAGATTTCTTTCTGGAACAGGACAAACCTTATGGTGTAAAATTGTGAAAAGCGGTATGGCTGGGTCCTAGTATAATTTTATTATACTTGTATTTGTTTGTATTTGTCGATAAAAACAGTTATTTTTGTATCACAATTTATATATTGGTGTTTAATATCTCAAGGTAAAGAATACTGGATCTTAGAATTTTAATAATAATAAAGCGTAATTCTGATAATGGATAAGTTTAGGGTTATTGATCTTTTCGCAGGATGTGGAGGTTTGTCTCTCGGTCTTTATTTGGCTGGGTGGAGTGGGGTGTTTGCGATTGAGAAAAATCCTTGTGCTTATGCTACTCTCTGCCATAATTTGATAGAAAATAAAAATCATTTTAACTGGCCTGATTGGCTTCCTCAACAACCTTTAGATATTCTTGAAGTAAATAAATTGTATGCTGAACAACTTAAAAGTTTGAGAGGTACAATTGATTTGGTTGCGGGAGGTCCTCCATGTCAGGGATTTTCAATGGCTGGACGCAGAGTAAAGGACGATATTAGAAATCAGTTAGTATTTGCATATATAAATTTTATTTCTATGGTAATGCCTAAACTTCTCTTATTTGAAAATGTTAAAGGCTTTACCTATGCATTTGATAAAAAGAAGAATCCAAATTCTATTCCATATTCTACAATTGTCATTGAGAAACTAAAAGGCTTAGGATATGATGTTTGTCCTCAAGTAATCGATTTTTCCCAATTTGGTGTCCCTCAGCGTCGTAAACGTTTTATATTAGTGGGTATCCTTAATGGAAAAAAAGATGCTGCTGGGCAGTTTATAACCAGGCTATGGAAGAACCGAGAACAATTTTTTTTAGAAAATAATCTGCCGAAGCATCCTTCAATTGCTGATGCTATTTCAGATTTGCTTCGCAGCAATGGTGAAGTTGATACCCCTGATCGAAAAGGTTTCAAATCTGGTATATATGGTAACCCATCAAATGAATATCAGGTTTATATGCGTAAAAATGTGCAAGGAATAATACCTCAGAGTCATAGCTTTGCCCATCATTGTAAGGAAAAGGTTCATTGTTTCGAGAAGTTATTAGCATATTATCCTATTCGAAATAAAAGAATTGACGGAAAGGAACGAGAGAAATGGGGTATACATCAACGGGGATTAACAGTGTTGGATGCACAATCTATCGCTCCTACTATTACAAATATGCCCGATGATTATCTGCATTATCAAGAACCCCGAATAATGACCGTTCGTGAATGTGCTAGAATTCAATCATTTCCGGATTGGTATGAATTTAAAAGCAAATATACGACAGGTGGACAGATGAGAAAAATAGAAGTACCGAGATATAGCCAAGTAGGTAATGCCATTCCACCATTATTCGCACAACAAGCTGGATTAGTTTTAAAAGAAATGTTATAGTGATGGAAGATACATTGCAATTCAAAATAAGTTCTGCTTTAAAAGATCTTGTAGGCAAAGATTTGATAACAAGTGATAATGTTGCCATTTTTGAGTTAGTTAAGAACTCATACGATGCGTATGCAAACCATGTTGTCATCACTTTTTCAGAAGACAAAATCACTATTGCCGATAATGGTAAAGGTATGTCTTATTCTGATTTAATAAATAAATGGCTTTTTCTTGGTTTTTCAGCTAAAAAAGATGGTTCCGAAGATTTGGTTGATGAAAAACAAAAATCATATAGAGATAAAATTAAACGATATTATGCTGGAGCAAAAGGTATTGGTCGATTTTCTTGTGACCGTTTAGGGCGTTTCCTAACAATAACTACAAAAACAAATGATGCGACTCAAGTAGAACAAATTCTTGTTGATTGGGCAAAATTTGAAGAAGACCAAAAAATTGAATTTGTAAATGTAAATGTGAAGCATCGTTCTTTAAATTCTACAGTTGTTTTTCCAAGTAACTATACTCATGGTACTATTATTGAAATTACAGATTTACATGATGATGAAACACCATGGACTAGAAAGCACATTTTAGAGCTTAAACGTTCTTTGCAAAAATTAATTAATCCATATTCTGAAATAAATGATTTTGTAATTGATCTTGTTTGTGAAAGAGAAAAAGAAGGAGATGCTAAATTGCTGGAAGAAGGGATAAGTTATGATCGTGAGCTTGTAAACGGCCCTCTTAAGAATAGTATTACAGAAATCCTTAAGCTCAAAACAACTCAAATAGATGTAAAAGTTAAGGATGATGTTGTTTATACAACCTTGACCGACCGAGGAATTGATATTTATAGAATCAAAGAGCATAATAATTTATATCCCTTAATAAAGAATGGAGCTGTATCTTTATCGTTTTTAAATAGGGCAGCAAAATATAATTTCTCTAGATTGATGGGGGTTGATCCAATCAATTATGGATCTGTCTTTTTGTTTAGAAATGGATTTCGTATTCTTCCATTTGGAGAAACAGGTGATGACAGCTGGGGAATAGACTTTAGGGCTCAACAAGGCCGGGCTAGATATCTTAGTAGTAGAGATCTAATGGGACGTGTTGACATTTTTGTTGAAGATGTTAGTGAATTAAAAGAAGTATCTAGTCGTGATAGTGGATTGGTGGATACTCCTATGTCTCGCCAAGTTTTGGAATTGTTTAAACAAAGTGAAAAAAGGCTTGAAAGATATGTTGTTGGTGTTTTATGGGGGGAATCCTTTTTGAGAAATGAATATTATAAAGATGAGCATATTGCAGATATTGCTCGAAAAGAGCTCCAAAGAATTGATAAAGACTCAGAGAGTCCATCATATGTTATAGATTCAAGTTTAGGTAGTAAAATTGATTTTGTACGCCTTATTAAAACTTTATCCTCAGACAACGATGTTGAGGTCCTTTATTACAATACTGAACTTGCAAACTTAGTATCATCTAGTTTTTCACCTGAAGATGTTAAGCCACAATTCATCTCTGATTTAGAGATAATAGCTGAAAGAACAGGAAATAAAGAACTTATTAGTAAAACTAAAGATGCTAAAAGACAAATTGAAGAATTAACACAACAAAAAATTGAAGCAGAAAAAAAAGCTGAGGAAGCAAAGCGTCTTCAGTCTGAAGCTGAAGCTAAAGCTTTGAAAGCTGAAGAAGAACGTCGTATCGCAGAAGCAAAAGCTAAAGCCGAAGAGGAGCTTAGACGCCAAGTTGAATTGGATAAATTACGTGCAGAAAATGAAAAAGTTAAAGCTGAAAATGCTCGTCTTATTGCAGAAAAAAGAGCTAAAGAAGAGGAAAGTAAGCGAAAACAAATAGAGAAAGAAAAACAATTAGAGAGTTTAAAGGTTGAATTTTATAAGAAAGCTTCTAATCCTGATACTGATGCTTTGATACATCATGTTAAAAATAATAATAGTAGGATAAATGCTAAGGTTGATGAGTTAATACAACTTGTTAGTAAAGGGGAGTTTGGAAAAGAAAATAGTTATTTGATTCTTGAGTCATTATCTCATATTAAGAAACTTTCTCAAAAGGTATTAGTTGCTACAGATCTTATACTTAGTTGCGATTTAGCTCAATCTGATTCTCAGAAAATTAATTTACCACTATTTATTAAGGGGTATTTAGCAGAAGAAATAAAAAGTACTGTCAAATGTCATTTTTTATCTGATATAGAGTTGTTTGCTGTCTATGGCAGTAAACTTGATTTAGCACTGCTAATTGATAATTTTGTAAAAAATTCAGAAGACTGGCATGCTAAAAATATTTGGTTGCATTGTTCTCGTCAAAACAATTCTCTTCAACTTGATATTTACGATGATGGTGATGGATTAATAGATTCTTTCAGTCAAGAGCCGAATCAAATATTCGATTTTGCAAAATCTGGTAGAAATGGTACAGGCTTTGGAATGTACTTAATAAAAGAAACATTGAAATCTTTACGTGCATCCATAGAAATTGACACGCCTATTAATAATAAGGGTATGCACTTTAAAATGCTGTTTAAATAA